GGACCTTATCGGTCAACTAAGAGTTGATCTGGACCCCCACCATTACAGTAGGAGCTTCCTATGGACCCCCCTTGAGGGTGACAAACAGTAAAATGCCTGTCTAAACCATAGGAACCATTATATACGGAGCATACATGTCCGGGATTATTGTTTCCCCTTTCATGTAGTGAGCCCCGTAAGGCTCAGCACTTAGGTAACCACTCTCTTTGGTTGAGAGTCAGACCTTCGTGTCAAAATCCGACAGCAGGGCACTAGTGATCAACTAGTACCTACGGCTGATCTTACTTCTTTCCACCCTTTCGAGTTGGACCGCACGGAAGAACTTTCGTCCTCTCATGGGTTCTCGATCGGGTAAGGAAGGCTCTTCATCTTTAAACGGATCCATAGCAGGAACTATACGTTCCCAGCTATAAATCTTAGAGACTAGATACGACATTACTGTCGGCATCCAGTCGGCCCTATAGTGATTAAAATGCACTAATGGGCCCGAGTAGATGAAGCGCCTTACCGGTTTCTCTTCTAACAAGCGATCAAATTGTCCTAGGACTGTTTCTCGCAGTAAGAAGAAAAGACTGGAATCCGCTATGCGATATTTTCTAAAGTCAGGTAACTCAGCTCAACCTTGAGTTAGTTCCTTTCTATCGAAAACATCACGAGTCCGGCCATATGACAAGTAGGTATCCACTGGAGCGTTCAGCTCGAAGGATCTTACAACCTCATTCAAGGTCTTCAGACTCTTCTCCCATTGGTCTAGGTCTTGATTAAACACGACCTGATCAATAGAAGTTGACATTATGTCAACATCTACTGGAGTGAGCGCGCTATTTAATCTAATTCTAGATGATAGACCCGCTTCAGTGGGAACCAATCCAAAAGGACCCTTAATGAGTCAATCTAGGTTACGGTTTGCCCGTTTACCGTATATAGGTAAAGGTGGCATACTGTCCCATGTTGACTCATCAAGAGAATATCCTTTAGATATAGCATCCCTCAAAATGGAAACCATTCCATAAGGTGATCGCATATAAATAAGGAGATTCCTTGGTCCAATCGGAGTTAACTCTTGACCAACCGATACCAGCCGTTTGGCATACTCAAAATGAGTCGGGGAAACTAAGGATTTCGAGAGATTAATCTCTACTCCTAGTTCCTCGGTCATTAGAGCATGGTAAGCGTGAGCTACTGAGTCGTCGGCGATGACTATGTCATCACCTAAAAGAGCGTAAGAAGAGAATTCCACTCTTCCTACTCTCCGAGCTGCTATAGCAACCAATGTATGGTGAGTTATAGCAAGCATCGCTCAGGAGCTCAGTGCTCCCATCGGTTGGCCGACTGTGTAACGTAAGGATGATCAATCCCGGTTACACAGAAGCTGTCGCCACAGTTTCCCGTACTCCGCATTACCAAATAGTAGGCGTAATACCTGACTATGAAGTTCTGCGGGAATACGGTCTGTGGCCGCCGAGAGGTCGTAAGACCAGAAGCTCGAGGAACCAAATTCTCCTTGAGCCTTCTTGTCTAACAATCTCAACAACGGCGCCCCTTGATCAAAAGTTCCATCAGTCTCTAATTTCCTTAGTAGACTGAAAAGGTACTTATGAAGAGGGCAAAGCACAGCTTGAGTTATACTGTCAGCTATGGCGAACACACGAATCTTACCGGCTGCCTCCTCTTTCTCAGAAAGCCTCCCTAGAACCAGATCCCGTTTAAGAGATCCAAGTTCCCTACAATAACGAATTTCCTTCATTAATGTAGTATAGAAGGCTGTCTGTGCTCATCCACTTTCCCTCATGAATTCAACGAGGGT